CGGTCCGAGGTTTAGTTGCCAGTGACCATGGTAGTCACGACAGGGTCGGTGTCAGAAGCGATCTGCTTCGGGTTGGTGAACTTGCAGTAGTACGTGGCGGTGATAACGATGCTGTGATCCTTGGAATTATCGGTGCCAAGATCGGCGAGAGTGGAGAAGTGAAACTCATACTCGGGGGAGTGCACAGCAGCGTCGATATTGTACTCGTTGGTGATGCGATCTTCAGGGGAGAGCATACGCTCGCTAAAAGTCTTAGTGATGGATTTGCAGCTTTGGCCGGCGCCAGAGACAGCGGATGATACCATCTTATGCTTGAATCCAGGGATGGTGCACGTAAACATATTTGCGTAAGTAAATGGTTCAGTATGACTGACCTTGTCATCATGAACATAACCAGTGATATGCAGAGCACCAGTTGATTCGGCGAGATTATGAACTGCAAACCGGGCTTTAGATTTATAAATACGGCATTGTGCGTACATAGCAGCCAAGCGGTCATAGCCCTTAGGTACTTGAGTGCTTAGGTTACCGGCAGTTACGTGAGCACCAATACCGCCAACGCCAGTTTGGATAAAGTTAGCCTTAAGCTTGTATTTTTGAGTAACCGTAGGAGCAACTACCCAGGTAGCTACAAAGCTGCCATACGCTGTGTTTGGGAGTCTACCGTAGGAGATGAGCGGACGCGGAACCGAACGCTTAGAGCGCCGAGGACGGCGGGTGTATCGTCTCTTAGAAACCAACTTACGAACACCCGGACGGTAGCGAGGACGGCTAACGCGACGGCGGACAGACCTGCTGCGAGTACCGGAGTACTTGCGCTTTCCATAGGAGGCCATCTAATCGTCAAACTGGGAGAGCGTGTTCTGGGCCGTTGGGGCCGCAGTGTTCTGGCTAGAGGAACCGACATTCAAAGCTTTAAACTCAATGCATTTGAAACGGCGAAGAATCGGATCGAGAGTTGGCTTGTCGGACCAGATGTCCGACGGATGCCAGTTGGACGTCACGATGACTAGCTTGGGCCGAATGACCATCGCGCCGCCCTTTATCTCGGCAGGGAACGGATAGCGATCGCCCCAAATCTTGAGGTGGTGGCCGAGCATCTCGTGCTTCTTATCAAAGTCCTCCAAGATGGCCACTTCCTGGTCCGAGTAGCCGTCCCACCATTTGTTGCACATCTTCAGATAAAAGCCGGGGTGATCACCGCGAGCCTTCTTGCTCTTGCCGGTGCCAGGCGCGCCCCAGTACCAAAGCATCTGCTCGTCCGTGTCCTTCAACTCGCGGGCAAGAAGAGCCCTCTGACGATGGCGATGGATGGCCTGGTCCTGGGTGAACATGATTGAGGCTGGAATGTCTTCAAAACGACCTTCTTCAGCAGCAGTCAAGCACTTGAAGTAGAACTCTTCGCCCTTCTTACCGCACTCCTCCTGAGTCATAGGCGGCGTGCCGCGCTCAACGAAATCGCCGTCCTTCTTGCAGTACGCGATGGCGCATTGCGTAGTCTTGGCTGGACGAGCCCAGCACTTCAACTCCTTGCAGACGCTGCCGGTAGACCTCTGGTTCTTGAACACGACGAATCCCTGAAGATGAGGAGTGCCAGTCGTCGGAGCCGACTCCTTGCCGTAGATCAAGTACTTGATCTCCATAGAATCCAAATCGTCGAGGTCCTCCTGTGAGTAGTTGTTCTTGGTGAAGACAAAGTTGCGAAACTTCTTTGTCTGCGTGTCGGAAGCATGGGCGAAGGCCTGCATCTCGAGGGTGTTGTCCATGTTGTCCAGTAGGATGGCCAGAGCTGTCTGTGAGAGGCTGAAAAAATCAGCTAGTCTATCTACGAGTGACTACCTGTGGCAGACACAGGTCCGACCACCTGTGCTAAAGTGACATGACCACCTGTGGCAGTTGGCTCATGGCTCTGGCTCAAGGGGGGGGGAGGTAATAGTAGCCTCCCCCCCCCTTGTGCCATTTGGTACTACCGGGGTAGTACCCCCTAGAGTACCCAACTTGCTTGGGTACTTTTTTTTGTTAATGATTATTATTTTGTTCTTACTTCTTGGTTAGGGTTAGGGTTAGGGTTAGGGTTAGGGTTAGGGTTAGGGTTAGGGTTAGGGTTAGGGTTAGGGTTAGGGTTAGGGTTAGGGTTAGGGTTAGGGTTTTGAAGCAAGCAGTTCGCTGACTGCTTGCGTTGAAAAACGGTGATTTGACATTTTTTAATTCAAACAACATGCTCAGAATTGACTATTCTACACGGGGCAGGTGAG